GAATTGTGTACCTTAGTACTCATCTTGGGTTGGGGGTGTTGGGTTTGCAGGGTATTTATTTTATTTTTTTTTTTTTTTTTTTTTTTTTTTAAAATAATAAATAAAGTAATACACCCTGCAAACCCTACACACCCTACACAAAAGTGGCCTTTTAGGCCAATATACCCCCCTACCTTTGGAACAGGGGCGCAAACCCTTTGGACCATGGGTAATTAGGGGTAGACATGGGAATCGACGCACGAACTCCCATCCCTACCACTGCCGGATGGCAGTTAGCACGGTTTATCAGCCCGGGGGATGAGGTTTTTGATTACAAGGGCCTACCAGTCAAAGTTGTTTCTGTTCAGGAGTACACGCCGGTGGTGTGTCATAAGATCTGGACCAAGGACGGCCTGACGTTGGTAGTGGATAGCCGCACCGGCATTCCGGTGTACGACAGCAAGTCGTTTGCCATTTTAAAGAATTGGAGCCGCACGTACCCTATACGTGAGGACTACAAGATCCCCATCTACGCGCCCCAGAACCTAGCCACCAAAGAGACGGGGTGGTGTAGGATGCCAACGTGCTACCCGATCAGGCCCGAAGCCAAGCCGTTACCTTTGCACCCATATGACATGGGGATGTGGATAGGTGACCCGCACAGAGACAGACGCACCCAGATCACTTCCAAGCTGATTGAGGCGTACGGCAAAATACCAGACCACATTCCAGAAGAATATTTGTTCTCATCGTTTGAACAACGCTTGGCTATACTCCGGGGGGTATGCGCGTCAAGGCCAAAGTGCCACAGCCGCATCTCGGCCAAGTTCAGGTTCAACGTCAGAAGCCTGCGGCTATTTAGGTCAATACACAACCTTACGGAAAGTTTGGGGATCAGAACAGAGATAGTAGAACTTAAACTGAATTACCACATGGTGTTCAGGACAAACCTGATGCTGGTCGAGAACCAAGTCCCGGTAAGGCGCCCTCAGTACGAGGAGATGCGCAGGGTCACGGAGGTTACCACGGTAGACATTCGGCCCTGTGTGCACATCAAGACCGCAGACCCCAACAACACATTCCTAGTAAGCGAGGGGTACCTGACAGTATGCCTATGAATGACGCACAACAAAAATTGCTCAAGGCCTTTGCAGACCAGAATAAGGGATGGCCTAAGGAGCAACTGGACTTGGCCCTGTGGCGTGTGAGGTGGGAGCTAACGGCACTACCGCACCAACGAGAACCAGAGGACGGGGAGTACGATACGTTCTTGCTTTTGGCCGGGCGAGGTTCGGGCAAGACGCACACAGCGTCCAACTGGCTGGGACTAAGAGCGGCGATCTTTGACAAGACGCGCTGGTTGGTGACAGCGCCTACGTCAAACGACATCAGGGCAACGTGTTTTGAGGGTGACTCAGGGCTTCTGAACATCATACCCCCGTCACTGGTCAAGGACTACAACAAGTCGCTGTTTGAGTTGACATTGAAAAATGGAAGCATGATCCGCGGCATTCCGGCGTCTGAGCCAGAGCGCTTCCGGGGTACACAGTGGCACGGCATGTGGGCGGACGAGCTGTGCGCGTTTGAGTACATTGACGACGCGTACGACCAGATTCAGTTCACGTTGCGTCTGACAGACCCGCGCATAGACCGGGTGCAGTCGATCATTACCACCACGCCAAAACCACTGGAACTTATCACGGACCTGAACGAGGGCAAGATCGGCGGCGACGTGTACGTGTCGCGCGCATCGAGTTATGACAACAGGGCGAACCTCTCAAGTACGTTTTTTAAGCAATTAGAAGCATATGAGGGCACGGACTTAGGCAAGCAGGAGATCTACGGCGAGATCTTGGACCCAGAGAACGCGGGTATTGTCAAGCGCAAGTGGTTCAAGAACTGGCCGGCTCACATGCCAACACCCACATTGGAGTACGTGCTGGTGTCGTATGACCCAGCCACGTCCGAGAAGACACACAACGACCCGACAGCGTGTGTTGCGCTGGGTGTGTTCGACAGGGAGGACCATGGCACGTGTTGCATTTTGCTGGACGCGTGGGACGACCACCTGTCGTACCCTGAGTTAAGGCGCAAGGTCAAGGACGACTACAAGGAGGTGGTGTACGGCGCGGACAACACCTTTGCCAAGGGCAAGAAAACCGACCTGATTTTGATGGAAGATAAGTCGGCGGGTATCTCTCTGATCCAAGAGTTGCAAGCAGGTCACCTGCCGGTGAGGTCCTACAACCCCGGAAAGGCGGACAAGGTGCAGAGGATGAACATTGTGGCGCCGCTAATTGCCAAGGGTAAGGTGTTTATCCCTGAAGACCCAGAAAACCCGGGCGAGGTAGCCCCGTGGGCCAAGCGGTTCATCAGGCAGGTGTGCTCTTTTCCTGAAGCAAAGGGCCACGACGATTATGTTGACGCACTTTCACAGGCTTTGAGGGTCCTGAGAGACTCAGGGTGGCTCCAACTGGACCCTTTACCGCCAAGAAACTACGAGCACGCAGACGATATTGCCAAAAACAGGGTGTACAACCCCTACGCCGCATAATTTAGGCCGTGATACGCCGTTTTCATGGGTAATTGGTTATAGGAGGCACCCTAATGCACAGTTCGTCCCACGCAAAAGAGATCAGGCAGTGTAGTTGTCGAATGTGTCGTTTTATCCGAGGACGAAGCGAGTCATTTTCTGTGTGGGGCAAGGTTAGAGCAGGGTACCGTGACATGTTGAAAGACATTGTTAAGGGCGGCGACCTTGAAAACTACAACAAAATTTTGAAAAACCGAGATTACGATGCTTAATCCAATTAAAACACCGACACAGATGATGTACGAACAGGCTGGTATACCTCATTACGGTAAAGGCGGTGACATCGTGGGTCAGTTTGCAAGCCGAATTCAAGACGCAATTCGCAAATACACAAAGGCCGTGGGTAAACCCCCATCTCCTGAAGAGGTGAAGCAGTTAGAAGACCACATCCGGTCACTGTCTTCACCCACAGGCAACGCGCCACAAACAATGGCACGTACACAACAGCAAACACCATTTGCGAACCAGCTTGTGGACCAAAGTGGTCGTCCCTATCCAGCGGTGACAACACCAGAGGGCCGCACAATCACACCAGAGCGCGCAAAAGGTGTATCAACACGCGAGTCAGTGGGACCTTACCAAGATCTGCCAAGTCAGTTTGGTATGACTCCCGCGAACATGAAGGCACGCGCGTACCCTAAGGGCCAGTTTCAAAATGCGTTCCCTGAAGACGAGTTTATGTCGATGGCCAACACTGGCCGCACAGGCAACCGCACGTGGAACAAGTCATACGTACCCTCAACAGAAGAGTTGGCAACGCGCCAGCAGTTGGGCGAAGAGGCGATGACTTTATCAGACGAGGCAATGGGCGGACTTGATAATTTGCGCGTGACTGAGGGAGACATTCCGCAGATGACCAGCGCGAGTGAGCCGTTTGCCGCACGGTCAGCTTCAATGGAAGCTCCCGGATTGGATAAGTTGACAGACGAGATGTTGATGGGCAAGCACGGTGCCTTGGTGGACAAAGTGGTTGCGGACTTCAAGGCCCGCGGCATTGAGCCAGACCAAGAAGACATTGTGAACGCAATAAACGCAATGATCAACCCCATGAGGCACAACTACACAGGCGCAAACCCAATTGGTCAGCGTCCGGTTCAGCGTCCGGGTCCTGCAAGCGCGGAGATGAACGCATGGCGTGATGAGGCCCGCATGTCTGGGTTGCCTGAGGACGTGGTGTCTCAGAACCCGTCGCACTGGAACGCGAAACACCAGCGTGATTATTTGACAGACACAGCGCCAGAACAGCGCGCGCCGTTTGCCAGAGACTGGCAGATGGAAGAACTGGCGGACAAACGTCGCCGTCAGGTTCAGGACAAGGCAGAGGGCGGCATGATGTACTCTCCCCGCGACATGCAGGCCGAGATGATGGTCCGCGGTTACGCAGGCGGCGGTCAAACACAAGGCCCTACACAAGAAGACATATTGAACTACATTCGTCAAGGCCGCAGTCAGTCTCCAGATTCACTTACCGAAGTGTTAATGCGCAACGCCGAAAAAGCAAAAACAGATTACGAAGCGCGCGAACCAAAAATGTCTGAGTATGAACCAACACCGCGCGAACGTGTTTCTTCATTAGGAAGCGACATGCTTGAAAAAGTAGGCATTCGTCGTCCTATTGCACGCCGCGCGGCAGACACTATTGTTGGTGGTCCATCAAGCAACATCCCCGGCGGATGGGGAGCAATGGACTTAGCCGCTTTTGTTAACCCAGCCGTTGCCATGATGCAAGCGCCAATGTTTGCCGCAGAAGTAGGACAAAATCTTAATCAAGGCAACTATGGCGGCGCGGCTATGAGCTCATTAGGGGCACTGCCTTTAGTTGGACCAATTCGCAAAGCATACAGAGGCTTTAACAAATAATGCAACCAATTATTCCAATTCAAAAGGGCGGTAACCTGTCCGCGTTGTCGTACGCAGAAGACGAAACGACAAAAGAAGTAGACTCAGACAAAGAGATCGAAGATCTGGCCAACGCGCTGGGTCTTGACCCTGATGAGGTAGAGCCAGAGGTTATTGAGTTGGAAGATGGCTCCGTTGTGGTGAACATGATGGAGACAGAAAAGCCTTCAGAGAACCCAGAGTTTTACGCTAACTTGGCCGAAGAGTTAGATGACGGCACGTTGGACGCGCTTGCGTTTGAGTACCTTGACTTGATTGACGTGGACCGTGAGTCTCGCAAACAGCGTGACAAGCAGTACGAAGAGGGCATCCGCCGCACGGGC